CCCAATCGAGATTCCGTTGGAAGAAGCAACGATGAGCGTATGGGCAAGAATGCAACTGGAAGAATAGGTCAATTAAAATAAGTTCATACGCAGAGCACTATAAGTGCGACAGTAATTAAAAATGGCTAAGAAGAAAATGCCGCCTCAGCTTCTTGAGTACTTCAAGAAGAAAGAAGCCAAAAAAGAAGACGGCTCTGAGATGAGCGACAAGGAGAAGCGTAAAGCCGCCTTGGAAAAAGCCCGTAAATATAAAGAGCAAAAAGGTAAAAAAGAAGATAAAAAGTAAAAATGGCTATCCAAAGTGAGCTTCTTTACCGTGAAGATTTACCCGTTAATCTTCGTATCAGTGGGTTAAGGGATAAAATCAAGACGCCTGAAGATTACAACCAGGTCTTGGATGCTTTGTTAAAGAACACCTCTGCTGATCTTGAATACACGGCAAGAGAAGCTGAGGCTCAAAGACAGGAATATTTAGCCTCTCCCATTGGTCAAAAATATCCAGATGCACCCCCATCCGCTAGTAGCATACAGTACCCTGAGGTTAGGGCTCAACGGGCTGCCGAATATAAAAATTACGTCACAAATCAATTAAAAGAAGCAGGTATTGATCGTCCACAGCCTTCTCCAAACAATCCGGCACGTAACCTCAAACCAGTTACTTCCCAACCGCCTCAAGTACCTTTAAAGCCTTCTTATAGTTCTATTGAGGTAGCCACTCCTAAAGAAACTAAATCCGATTCTCCACTTTTAGAGGATATTCCAGATCTTGGATTAGAGCAGATGCCTTCTCTGCTCCAAGATGATGCAAGGCCCGCCGATCCGGCATCAAAACTTACGCCACCTGAAAGTTACCTTTCAGATTACGTAGCTAATTTAGGCAAGGGGGAAACTCCTTCTGACGGGACACTGCTTGCCGGTCCCGGTTACATCGATGAAGACGATGCGTTCGATAACCCGTATTACACCAGCCCTGTACCTGATCTTGATGATGATTCTGATTTTCCTGATTTAGGGGATTTAGACCTAGCCCAGGCAAAAGATTCAGACTTAGACCAGGCACTCGAGTACACAGAATCAAACTTCCAAAAGCTGTTAAATCAGCAAGGTCAGCCAGGCCAGCAAGAAACTCTTATTGCATCTGCTCTTCCTTTAAATCTGTTAAATCCGTCAGGTCAGCAAGAAACTGCTCTTGCATCTGCTCCTCCTTTAATGCCCCCCGCACTTCAAGCTGCCGGTGCCAAGGACGACTCTTATCCCCCTGGTGCAAAAGATTTAGACCTAGCCCAGGTAACAGAAGCAAACTTCCAAAAGCTGTTAAATCAGCCAGGCCAGCAAGGTCAGCAAAGTCAGCAAGGCCAGCAAGAAACTGCTTTCGCACCTGCTCTTCCTTTCATACCACCTGCAGTTAAAGCTCTCGGCGCTGCTGCTGGCGCTACAGGGTTATTAGGCGCGTCTGGAGCCTTAGATAATTTAGGACAAAATCTTCAAGATCTGGTGACACCTAATGCAAATATTCAGGAAGCACAGCCTGCTGACAATGTCATGGGTATTTTTGGCTTAGGAAAACCAAAACCTGGCACCCCTTCAAAAGTGCGCTATCCAACCAAAAGCCCAGAAGACAAATTACTAGAGGATCTTGATAAAGCAGATGAAGCTTTGCGAAGACAGCCTAGAGACACTGTCCCCCAAGGGGCAGAAGGTAAAAAAAGATTTCCTATAGGTGATCAAGCTTCTGCTTTCCCAGGTCCTTTAAATCAGTTCCCCGGAAAAGATGATTTCGAACAAAGGATTGCTGCTTTCCGAAAAAGTTTAGGTGACAAAAAACCTGACTTCGAAGAAAAGATTGCTACTTTCCGTGAAAGTTTTAATAACGAAGAACCAAGGGTTACTACTTTCCGGGAAAGTTTTGGCACCAGAAATCCAGAGATGGAACAAAGGCTTGCTGCTCTCCGGCAAAGAAGAGATACCGCAAAACAAGATATCGAGGGAAGGAGAGATAGCATAAGACAAGATATCCAACAAAGGATTGCTTCTTTCCGGGACGGTTTACTTGCCCAAGCAAAAAGTGAAAGCCCTAAAACCCGACGCGGCCCCCGAGGCGAAAGAGCTACCTTCTCTCCTGTAGAAAGAAGACGTCCTGATGATAAACCTTTTGCACGGCAAGAGAGAAAACCAGCGAAGGAAGAGACACGTCAGACTTTTGATGTTCAGGAGAAACGTCTTGCTAGAGCATCTAGGGATGACTATCGAAGAAGACAAGCTGATCCTATTGACCCCATGAGAAGAGGCGCAATATTCGGCTAGTATTTAACAATACGTTGTTTTAAATACCGTGCCAAGTTATACCCATCTTGCTTACAGAAGGAATGCAAAGGCTGCGGCACGCAATCAACAAATCAAGAAGCCAAAGAACG